TCTCTTCAGTGCTTTGTGCCGCACGGCGACGACGCTGAACTGGTTTAACTTCCGCAGGATTTTCTTCTTCTTCGGCTTGCTCAAACTGCGTAGCAAGATCGATAGCAGAAGTTAACTTGCCTTCTGGATAACCAAGAGCGCGTTCAATTAGTGTGCGGCGATTCATATCATTAATCTTTAAATCAATAGCGTAGAAAACAATCATTTCTACAATCCCATCAGGGGCGAAATCTAACGCATCAAGCAATTCATCATCACTACCGTTTAGAAGTAAATTCTTGATATCATCTTCTGTCCACCAATATTCAATAGTATCTTCTGAAATACCAAATTCCGCTGCTAACTCTTTGTCTTCGACGCACAAATAATTCTTAAAAAGAACTTCTGTACCATGATTAAAGATAGCCTTGCGGAGTTCGCCAGCCTTAATGTTTTTAGTTTCAAATGGATTAAAACTGCGGCGAATGTTATCCTCTTCAATAAGATACGTTACTTGATGATTCATCAGATTTCGCACCTGAATAACTTTGTTATCTGAAACTGTCATTTTATCTCCTTTTATCTCAAAAAACGGGGTGGGTTTTACCCCACCCCACTATTTATACTATCCAGACCAATTCCTTGCTCGGTAAAACTTTTGTCTTAACGGATAGGTTTAAACGAAATTAACCACTGGATCATTTACGCCAGCATCAAGAATTCCTGTTCCGTCTTCATAAACATAGAAGAGACGATCAAGGCCTGTGCCTTCTGCTTCAATCTTTGTACTACCTCGGTAAAGATCCTTAACGTTAATTGTAAATAAATTAAATTGCTGTTCAGCTCCACTCTTCTTGGTGTAGTCCTGAAGAAGGATAAAGCCCGTGTATTGAGTGGGCGTATCAGAACTAAACGTATAAACATTGTTGATAATGTTAAAGGTTGCTGAATTATTCTTAACATTGCTAAGGCGGATCGGGTTGTTGTCAGGATCAATATTCTCGAAGATATTATCCTCAATTGTGATTTCCGCATCTTCCGCAACGTTATAAATTGAAATAGCATTGTTACCAAGAGTACCTGAGAATGTATTATTTTTAATAGTAAGCTTGGTAACATCAGGTTCAGATTCACCAATGCCAAATTCAATCATATTATAAATAGAAGAGTTTCCAGCATTAAAAGTATTGCCTTCGATAATAACTTCACCCGAAGTCTTAATCAATAGACCATCGCGGCAAGTGCCTGTTACGGTACTATTGGTAAGACTAAAGTTAGACGCTCCTGTTACTTTAACTACTGGCGTTTTGACCTTATTGCTAGAGCCTTGATATTCTAGGTTAGCATCATCGATTTGAACTTCAGCGTCTGTGACGGTCAATGGCGCGGAAATAGTCGCACCATTGGCCGCAATCTTCATAGATTTATCTAAGGTAAGTTTATCATTAATAACGGTTCCCTCAGTAAGAACTAAAGTACCTCCTTCGGGAACCGCCGCAATAGCTTCATCTAAACTTTCATAATCTTCAATGTTTACTCCTGGAACCGCAGGCTCAGTTGGTTCCGGCTCAACCGGCTCTACTGGTGGCTCTGGTTCAGGAGAAGGTGGCACTGGATCAGATCAATTGCTACGAGAAGCTTTCTTAAGGTTGGTGTTACGATAAGAGCAAATCCAATTGTTAGCAAAGATGCCAACGCCAACCTTCTGATAGTATTGAATGTCACGGCTCCAGTCGTCATTTGAATCAACTTCACGAACTTGGAGAGAACCCTCAAATACAATCTTAACAGGCTTATTGTCTTGACCCGCAGGAATAATGTAAGCTTGTGCAGGATCGATAACCTTTACTTGGTTGGTTTCATCCTCAAAAGACTGAGGAAGGATAATTACGTTGTGACCTTTGTAGTTGCCAAGATAGCCTTGTTCCCAAAGTTTGGTCTTCATTTCAGAAGAAGCCCATTGAGAAGCAGGAATCATCTTAGAAGCGAACTCATAGGTGCAATAAATAGAAGGCTTGCCATAAGCATTGGCGATAGCAAGAAGCTCGTCCATGGTAGCCTCATCAAAGCCAGCTACTTCAGCCTTGTTAACAGCAGGAAGAGAAACAACTAAATCAGAAAGTGCCTTGGCAACTTCTTTGTAGATGTACTCATTAAGACCTTCCATTACAATGTCAACAAAGTCAGCGAACTGCCAACGACCATCGAGAAATTCCTCGAACTCAATGCGGGCAGCAGCACCAACAGCATTGGGGAAGATCTCAAGTTGCTTGCCATCAAGTTTAAAGGTCTCATAACGACCAGCAAGACCAACGCGAGTAACGAAAGTCTTAGCACGACGACGAGCAGCTTCGGTTACGCGCTGCTTAAAGATAGCGCGGTCACCTTGCGGAACAGTCTTGGTTTCCGCAAATTGCATATAAGTTTGTTCAACCTTTGCGGGAAGAACGTCGTTAATTGTTTCCTCAATAAGAGCGAATACTACACGATTAGGGGTAGCGGGATCGCTATAAAGAGTATCAAGCTCAGAACGAAGAGCCTCATTTACCTGAGCAGTAGAAAAATTCTCCTCACCAAAGGAGTAAGCAACTGGAGCATTCTTTTCAGCCTTAACAGCGGCAGAAGCTAATTGACGCAATTCTTTATAATTCATTTACTTTCCTCCTTTCGATTAGAGAGCCTTAATGCACTCGAGCTTAACAGCAGGTTGCATGTCTGGCATAGTAGTTTCTTTAATAACTTGGAACACAAGGCTGAGACCTTCAACAGCAGACTCTTCTACCTTGTCGAGAACGCCTTTTGCGTTAGGAGCAACAAGATCGCCGACCTCATACTCTTCCTCAACTACAGCATTAGTAGTAAGAATGTCCCCGGCAGAGAGACCTACTACGCGAGGAACCATTTCGCCACCGATTTCCGCACGCTGCATAGCATAATCTTTGTGCATCTGCTTGCGTTCGTCATAAAGTTTCTCTTCATTGTAAACCATGAACCAAGGGCCATTACCAGTAAAGTTTACCTCACCAGCAACGCCATCATACTTTACAAAAGTACCCTGCTCTAATACTTCAATGTCTTCAGCGGCAGGAAGCTGTGCGCGGACGCTACCGTCACGCATAAAGTTCATAAGATTAGGCTCGACTTGCGCCCAACCTAGACGAGTAATTGTAATACTCACCTTTCCTCCTTTTAATATTTTATTTAACGGTTTTGCGAAGCGCTTCTAGCATTCCAGAAACAGCATACCCGCTTACTTCTTCATCTAAAGAAAAAGAAGTAGAAACTTCTTCTTCAACTTCGTCATGTTCCTCTTCAAGAGAAGAGAAAATGTCATTCTTTTGAACATAGAGAACAGCTAATTTTGCTTCGATTTCATCGCAAGTATATTCGGCTTTATGTTCAATAATTTCAGCCTTATCTTCTTCGCTAAGCATGTAATACTTATTGATAAGAGCATCTTTCTGAGCGTTTTCAACACCTAGCTTAAATTCGCGAAGAGATTCAACTTCAGCTTGAAGAACCGCGAAGTCGTTTTGTAGCTTTTCATATTCTTCTTGAAGAGCATGGTTTGTTTCAACCTTCTTCTTTTCTTCATCTACCGTTTCGTCTTCGTCTTCAGTTTCTTCTTTTTCTTCTTTAGTTTCTTCGTCTTTCTTGTCGGCGTATTGCTTTTTCTTTTCGCCGCAAGCAAATTCATCACTAGGTTCGTCGTCAGCCTCAACTTCTTCAGCTTCAGTTTCAGCTACTTCTTCAGTTTCAGTCTCTTCGACTTCAACCAGCTCTTCAGCTTCAGTCTCTTCAACTTCAACTGACTCTTCAACTTCAGCCTCTTCTACGGCTTCAATGACTTCTTCAATGTCGCCAGTAGACTTAAGTTTTTCAGGCATATCCGACCCTCCTTTATATTCTAAGACATCTTTTAACTCTTCCATCATAGAGAAGAGCGTGTTTGAAAAATTATTATCTTCTAGCGAGTAGCGCATTGGTTCGACAGTGGCGCCTTGCATACAAGGCTCTACTTCGCTTCCCAAAATACACAGTTTACTAAAAGTCGCATCATTTATAATAAAAAACTCTACATTGGAGTTACTGTCTTCTGCCCAATGGCCTTGTAAAGAATCAGAGTCTAATTCCATTGACTGCGGCTGACCTTCAGTAATGACTTTTGTTAATTCTTCAAACTGTCCCGTCCACAAATATCCAGTAGTGAGCATATAAGTATGCTCGAGAGCGTTGCCAAATTCATCATAGTCGATATAATTTTGATACCACACTTCAGCGTCTGGACTAACAAATCCGTAAGGAACAGTTTTACAAGAGAAAGTAACTTCGCCATTCTCAATATGCATTACATGTCCATGGTCGCCATAGTCTTGTTTATCTTCATACCAAGAGGCAACAATTGGAGTGCCACGTAACGTTTTAGCCATTTTGTCCGCAGTTTCTTTGTCAATATAAGAACCATTGCGGTTTTTGCCTAAATGAAAAACCTTGATTTGGCATTTAGACATTAGAGGATTCAAGTCCAGAGGCTCAAGATTAATAAATTCAGGATTATCAATAGTAGAAATTTCAGATCTATTGCGTATTGCCACCTTTTATATCCTCCTCTCTAATTGTCTTTAGATTTAACATTTAGCCCCCACTCTCAATGTTTTGGATAGTCTTTTCAGACTTTTCGCCGTCTGCTTTTGGCGGACGACCCCCTTTGTCTTGAGAGGGCAGAGAGGTCTTATTACTATCAGAACCGCTGTCCTTGTCTTTGGAACTCATAGTAGAAGACATCTGTGGTGCTACGAATAATTCGTCAAGATTCATTAATTCATTTTCAAAATATGCTGAAGCAATAATCGTAGTTTGCGCTTGACCAAGAGCCACTTGCGGCAAAAGCTTAGAATAGCCAAGCATAGTATGCTCTTTATAAAGAGAAGAAATCTCTTTATAGTTGTAAATAGTGGTCGGGAGCATTTGCACTTTGTACCGCAATCGCTTAGGATTTTTGTTGAAAGGTGCCAAGAGACTCTGAGCATATTCCTCAAACTGAAGCAATAAATCTGACATCATAGCTTCGTCGTTGGCGATTGATTTTTCAAGAGCAATGTTACCATCTGTGTTGAATTGCATTTGGCTAACACCCGCGCTATTAAACACGGTACGTTCTACTTTATCCAATTGGTCAACAGAAGAAACATTACCCTTGTCGGATAAATCGATGCTATCAACTTCCGCAAATGTTGTTAGTACGTCAACGCCAATACTTTTACCAAGCATAGCGACCGCATTTTTATGAAGAGCATTGGCTTCGTCAACGTCAAAAATTAGGTCACCATTCTTGTCAATCGGCATTTTCTGCACAATAATTTTAAGAAGCTGTTGCCGCATCTTTTCTTTATCTAAATCTTGCGCTTCCTCTAAGTCGATAATTGCGGGAATAACTGAAATGAATAAGGGTGCATCAGATCCATTCAAGTTAAACTTAACTACCATCTTAGTGTCAAGCAAGAGCCAACCGTTAGTGTCACCTTGATAGTCTTTTGGAAGATTGCCGTTTTTATATGCGACATAGCCCTTTTGGATTTCCTTAGGGAACATCTTAAGGACCCGCATACGATACTGAGCATCTTTAAAAGCATCATCAAAGTATTTCATATTAAACTCAACTGCGGGCTTGCCATTTAGTTCATAACGTGAACGGCAATATTTCACAGGGAGTTCTTGAAGATAGACCGCATTCTTTTGGACAATTTTATAGCCGTAGTAACAACCATTTTTAACTACCCTAAGGGCAATTTTACCAAAAGTGCGTTTGAGATTACAATTTTCTAATAGGTCGCATGATTTAAACCAGCCCTCTACGATTTTTTCATCCTTGATTTTATCATCATAAATAATTGGAACTGTGAACAAATCATACTTGTATAAAAAGGCCACATATCTACATAAACGAGAATAGATACCGCTCTTATCAAAATAGAAATCAGAGATTGCCCGCATCTTATCTAATTCATGATATTGAATTGCGCGCTCTACGTCTTTCTTTTTAATAGGACGAGTATCTTTATCAGTGTAATAATATGGATTAATAGTAACGTCATTTTGCAGAGTATTTTTACCTACTCTAATCTTATTAAAGTCTAAAGAGGTTGCTTGGCTACCGTTAGAACCAGCGAAGATTCTAAAGTCACGCTGCTCTTTATCTTTTGCTAGGGCCAATATACACCTCCATCTTAATATCCATATATGATTTGCATCATATAATCATAATTAATTCTATTTTCATCATAATAAGGAATAGCAACAAGGCGAATATTATTTTTTAAACAATATTGGCGCTTAAGATTATCATTATATTGTTGTTTCTTAAGACCTTTATATCCGCCAAATCGCGGAATCGCTTTATAGTGCTGTTCGCCTTGGTACTCAATAAGACATAATAATTTTTCATCATTCTCTGGATCAAAGACCGCGAAATCAAATCTAAGAGGTCTTCCTCCGGAAGAAAGATCAGGATAGGTATATTCTTCGATAAAAGGAATATCCATATCTTCTAACAAGGTGTGGATACGTATTTCCCCAATAGAACTTAACATATCCACACCTCCTTTTATTATCGTCTCTCTAGTTAATGAAAAAAGTGAGAGATTATTAACACTTTTTTGCCCACAATTAAAAAATTTTTCTTTATTAATTCCATAACATCATCTTACTGATATCGCGCTTCCCTCTTTTCCCGCGTTTCTCTTCTTGCATTTTACACCAAGAGAGAGCATAAATTAGGGCGGAAAATTTGTCTTTAGGAATGCGGCGACTCGATTGTTTTAGAATAACGTTTGCGCCTTCGTTTTCACGAACCAGGTTCCGTTTTATTCAATATGATTCGCAAAATCATATCCGTTCTCTGATGAACTGCTTTATATTTCTATAAAGGCTAGACTATATCTTTTTCTTCTCTTGGAAGAAATGCTCCGTTTCAGATTCCATTGGCTTGAATCTTACAGTTAGTCGTTGAACATTTTTCTTTTATTAAAGAAACTTTGCTGCGGATTGCCCAATTTTTTAGAGATTTTACCTTACCTTAGTCATTACCTTCGCCGCTAGCTATATTACTATGCTAGTTTGGTTTCTAAAAACTTAAGGGGTTTCCCGCAATTAGAAGCAATGCACTTATATCTCACGATATAAGTGGACTAATTTTAATCATCTGGTTCTTCAAAAACGAGGTTTCATTATATGGCCGCAAATAAGCTGCTCTTTGACCTACAGACATTTTTTGTCCTTGTGCTTGAGTCATTAATTTATTCTTAGCTGAGTTTTCATCAATTAAAAACTTTAGGCGGCCATATTGTAATTGTGTTTGACAATAAGTGTATAATTCAGAGTTGATTGCTTGATTAGCTTTCATAATATATAAAGCATTGTGTATAGTATCAGGAGTTTCATATTTTTTGTATCGACGTTCATCGTCGTTATAAACCCCAAGATTAAACATTGGTTCGTCTGTCTCAGGGTCGTTCTGGTCTAGAACTAAGAAGTCTACTAGCCCGGCACCTACATTAGTATTCTGCACGAAGCGCTACTTTCGTACACGTTCTCTTATGAACTGCTTGCGGTTACCCGCAAGATTAGACTATATCTTTTATTTACAGAGTAAATAACTCCCCTTTTCCACTGCCAATCGCTTGCAGTGTACTTGCTTTCGCAATAGTCGTTGAACCTTTTATCTTTACGATAACTTGGCTGCGGATTATCCTTGATAGGACTTCCCCGCAATTAAAGGAGTTTTAAATGAGCTAAGCTACTAACCCATTTCCGTCTACTACACAAATATTACATTTAAAGTCTCTGAATAATCTTTTAATTTTAATGGATTGATATCCAAAGTGATCTTCTTCATAGGAAAATATGTTAACTACCTGTTTTAATGTAGTTCCATAGGTGTTAGGTGTGACTTTTAAAATTACCACTTCAGTGTTACAACCATATCTACCCACATCGACACCCATTACATAGTATCCTTTTGGAGAGATTCCCTTGTTATATTTTGTTTCAGCTACATTTAAAATTCTTGACTGATCGAATTTGTTTGGGTTAAAGAAAGCACCTTCTGTACTTCCAGCCCAGACACTTCCTACTTTTCTTACGAATGTTCGCTACACATTCTCTTTAGATTTCTCTAAAGGTGAGACTATATCATCAGCATATCTCCATATAAAATCTTTATACTTTTTTTTCTTTCCTCGGCAACATTCTCCAATATGGGAGGGATTTTTTACCCCAAGCGATTTGGCTGCTACTCCTGTTGATGGATAAGACGTGATGAATCTTCCCTTTAAATCATACTGATTCACCCTTTTGGCTTTGCCTGTATTGGGATAAAAAATTGTTTCTCCTAACACTGGCTCCTTACTCCAAAAAAAAGAAGCTACCAAACTTTTTGGAATGTTTTTATCTTTATTTACTTCTTGAACAATCATTTGTGCGGTAATATTAACCGCACGACTTGCCTCTTGAATGTTTTTATACTCCGCAACCAAAACTCTGTCTCTCGTGAAACAGTAAATATGAGGAAGTTTTTTTAGCTCATTTTTATTAGCGTGTTCCGAATTTTCCTTTGGGGTAACCCATTCAAGATTATAGACATGATTATTCATTTTATTTCCGTCAATATGATTTACTTCCGCCTTGTCATCCGGGTTTGGAATAAAAGCCTTTGCAACCAATCTATGAGCGTAAAATCTTTTTTTCTTTCCGTTTTTTAATGAAATTTGATAGGAAAGATAACCATTTTTATAATTAGTTTGTCCTTTTAACCACTTATTAGTTTTTGAATTGTAGCATTTACCATCTTCGGTAATATAGTAGCTGGTTCCTATATTATTAACAATAATTTGCTTCATAATAAAGACCATTTCCCTTCATTAATATGCTGTATCGCGCTGTCCTACGCTTGTAGGCTCTTAGTCGTTGAACTTTCCTCTATTCGAGACTTAGCTGCTGATTGTCTAATCCACATAATTTTTAAACCTTCACGCTTATATCTATTTCATTATTACGTTGTGGTTTATGCGGCTCTAAAGAGTTTCCAGCAATTCACGATATTTAAAGAGTACAGAAGTTTATACTCTCGTTCAAAACCTGCTTCGTCTACAGAATTGTCATCTTCCTGGTTCTGAATAAAGTTTGCAGGTTGTAAACCTTCAACCACAGGTAGCTTCCAGTCTGCGCCTAAAATAAAAGCTTCTCTTGGCTTTGCCACCATGCGGCATAATGTATCAATTAATTTTTCGTAGCTGTATGAATTCTTGTCATTTATATTCTACGGGATTCGCTAGTTCCCGCACGTTCTCTTATGAACTGCTTATAGTTACCTATAAGATTAGACCATATCTTTTACTTATTTAATAAGTAATTCTCCGTTTCCATTACCAATAGCTTGTAATGTACGTGCAAAGCACTGGTCGTTGAACGTTTTTGCATTTTCCGCAAACTTCGCTGCTGATTGCCCTTAACTTAATATTAGGGTGTCCCAGCAATTAGAAGAATTTTAACAGAGCCTAAGTTAACCCTGCAGACGTGACAAAAACCGCAGATTGGTTCAGTGTTTCGTTGGGATCTACTTCACCATTAATCTTGCGGCTAATGACCATCGTCGGCATAATAATTTCAGTAAGTTTATCCTGGTCAACTTTCGCGGCCTCTTCAACCAAGAGAGCTTGGAAACGAGCACCACGCGTTGATTCAGTCATGGCCGCATTTACTATGCGGCTACCATTGCGGAATGAATATTCCACACTGTCTTTGCTTTGTCTTGTCTGTGCAATTTTGCCCCTCGTGTCCCACATAATTTCATTTGAGATTGCGGGAATGAGGCGACATATCTCAAGTATCTTTGAGCTTAAGATCATCGCTGATTGTGATTTCGATTTTGTTACCTTAGAGGCTTTTTATCCTCTAACTCTAATATTTCATTTTATATTAGTCCAGCACATCTTTTCACCTGCATATTATTATATGTTTAGGTGTCGCGG